GCTCTTTTCGCTGAGTGTCTCGGCTATGAAGGGAGTTTCTTAGATGCCCGGACCTAATGACACAGACGACGGCCTTGAAACCACTGAGGAAGTGGAAGAGTCAACGGAGGAAACCACCGAAGAGGGTGGTGAGTCTGCTGAGTCTACTGCCAAGCCTAAGGGTGACAAGACCGACAAGCGTATTTCGGACCTACAGAGCAAGGCCGATGCTGCGGAGGCGCGAGCCAACAAAGCAGAGCGGCTCCTAGAGTCGAAGAACGCGGGTAAGAGCGGCGACACCGACCCGGTGACGCAAGCCCTGATGCAGGACCTTCGGGAAGCGTCCTTGGACGCGATTTTCGCAGAGCATGCGGAACTGAAGCAGTACGGCATCGAGCGGTCTCTTATCGAGGGTTCTACTCGCTCGCAGATGCGGGAGAGTGCGGACGCCGTTGTTTCGCTCATCAAGTCGGTTAGTACCAAGGTCAGGAACGAGACGCTGGCTGAGAACGGCATTGTTGCCGCTCCTAGTGGAAGCGCCCGCAAGGGACCAGTGGACTACGCCTCGATGGACGATGAAGCATTCAATAAGTTGCTCGACTCAGTTTCTTAGGCTGGGACGAGGCAGCGCCAAGTAAAAGAGAGGAAATAACATGGCTCTTCAGACGACTGCCTCGTCTGGCCTTAGCGCCGAAATGAAGACCTTCTACGACCGACAACTGCTTACGCGGACGGTCCCGAAGTTGCTTCACGCGAACTTTGGACAGAAGCGCGGCATTCCTGCCCACGCGGGTCGGATTATCGAGTTCCGCAAGTTTAGCGGTCTGGCTGTTGCCACGACTCCGCTGACCGAGGGCGCGCTGTTCACGAACCTGAAGGACCTGACTGTCACCGCGACGACCGCAACGGTCGCCCAGTACGGTGATGCCGTTGGGTTCTCGGACATCGTGTCCACCACGACCATCGACCCCCTCCTGAAGGAGACCACGGATATTCTGGCCGAGCAGGCTAGTGAGACCATCGATGAACTGGTGCGCGACACCATCATCGCCGGGACCACTGTCTTCTATGCCGGTGGCCGTGTCTCTCGCGTGACCCTTGCGGCCACGGACATCATCACGGTTGCCGATGTGGTCAACATCGCCATGCAGATGCAGTTGAACCGCGCACGCCAAATCAATGGCGCGTGGCAGGCCATCACTCATCCGCGTGTCATCTTTGACCTGATGCGAACGACTGAGTGGCGTGACGCGCAGAACTACAATCAGACGGGTCGCCCGTTCGATGGTTCTGTCGGGGAACTCTACGGCGTCCGCTTCTGGGTCACGGACAAGGCAAAGGTTTACCCGGATGCGGGCGTTGGTGGCGTCGTTGACGTCTACACCATGCTTGTTCTCGGCGCCGAAGCGTTCGGTATCGTGGACCTCGCGGGCCAGAACCTCCAGACGGTCTTCAAGCCTCTGGGTTCTGCCGGTACTGCCGACCCCCTCAACCAGCAGTCTTCGATGGGCTGGAAGGTCACGTTCGGTGTCAAGCGGCTTCAGGAACTCTTCATGCTTCGGTATGAGACTTCCACCAGCACGGGTGCGAATACCTAAGCCGGATAGCGGGGGGCCTTCGGGCCTCCCGCCCCGGTGACGGTGTTCACACAGAAAGGAAACTCTAATGGCAGTTACTACGACCGTAGTCGCCCCGGCCTTTGGAACTTCGGTTCAGGCCATCACGGCGCGGTTCGTTGAGAACGGTGCTGGCACGTATACCGCTCAGTTCGTCCTCCCGGCTGGCTCGACTCTGCTTGACATCGTTGTCACGGCAGAGGCGCTCTGGACGGCAGCGACTTCGGCAGCCCTTGTGGTTGGCGAGGCTGGGGCCGCGAACGGCTTCATCGTTTCAACGGACCTGAAGGCCACTGACCTCTTGGTCGGTGAGTCCATCTCCATCAGCGGTGGTATCTCTCTTGCCGGTGGCAAGTCGGGTGCCCTCATCACGGCGGGTACGAATACCCACGTTACGAAGCGTTATCAGGATGGTGGCGCTGGGGAAGTTGACTATATCGTTACCGCGACGGTCACGTCGGTTGGTGCCGGTACTGGTGGACGAACCCGGATTACCGTCCTCTACGCCTCGCCTCAGGCCGCAACCATTACCCAGTAAGTCGGGTCCCCGGAGCCTCCTAGTGGGGCTCCGGGCCTCGCATCTGAAAGGAACGAAATGCCTACTCCTACGAATGACACAGAAGTCGTCGCCCCCAAGCCCTTAGCCGTTGCGGCTACCGAGCAGGAGGCCGTCCGTCAGAGCCTCATCGATAAGATGCGCGACTACTTCAAGGACCAGAAGCGCGTGCGGGTCAAAGTCCGCAATGACTCTGATGTCCCGGTTCAAATCAATGGCTACACGTTCATCGTGCAGCACGACGTTCCTGTGGATGTGCCGCAGGACGTGGCTGACCTCCTAGAAGCCGCCGACTACATCTAATGTCGGAAGAGCAGACTGCTCGCCCCGGCACGACTGCCGACCTCTCGCGCCGCATGGACCGCATGGAAGTTTCCCATGAGGCCCTCGCGCGAGAGGTCGCTGGTCTTACTACGACTATTGGTCGGGTAGAACTCAACCAGAACCACGCCGAGGAACTGAACAAACTGCGGTTCGACTCGGTGAACCAGTCCATCGTTCAGGTCGAGGGCAAGTTAGACAAGCATGCGTCCTCGTTCAATGCTTTCATCGAGCGCATCGAGGGCATCATCGATGGAACCATCCAGACCGGTCAGACCCGCGAGGGCCAGAAGGTGTTGGCCGAGTATGAGTTGTGGCGAGGGACTGTAGAGACTAGACTGGATGAAGCGAGTACTCTCGCCATCCAACTGCGGTTTCTCTCGCGCATTATCGTTGTCCTGACCGGAGGGTCTCTCGTCGCCACGGCCACGGCGGTCTTCGTGGCGCTTACTAGGTAGGAGCCGACATGGCCTTCGTGTCAGAACTATTCGATACGCTGCGAGACCAGTTGGGCGACCCCACCGATACGCAGGTTCCGTTCCTTACCAAGCGGCTGTACCTGAACCGGGGCATCCAGCGTATGTGGCCCCATGTCTGGAAGACGGCCACCCTGAATATCGCGGTGACTACGGGCATCTATGAGTACAGTCTCTCGACCGATGCTTCCGATGGCTATGTGCTGTCAGTGGAAATCAATACCATTGCAGATAGCACGCACTACTACCGGTTTGAGGACTATGACATCCTTCCCGGTGACGAGGACTTAGGCTCCAAGTTCATCCTGTCTTTCTCTCCGACCACAGGGCAGACCGTTCGCGTCCGGTACGCGATGCCCGTTCCAGTCATCGCCTCCGCGTCCTACGCTTCGTCCCAGTCTGAACTGTGGGATGGGCCTGACCGCGCTATGAGCATCCCGCCCTACTACGCCCTGTCGCTCATCGCGGCCCGCAAGGTGGACGACCGGCAGGACACGCTGCGCTACTCGACCACGCAGGCGTCCAATGGCGTTCAGGACTCTGACATCATGGCCGCTAGCCAGATGTGGATGGGCCAGTTCGAACTGGAACTCGCCGCCTTCGAGCGCCCGCTGCCGATTGCGAAAGACTAATGACGGTTGGTACTACAACCCACGTCAAGATTGGCGGGCATGAGTACATCGTCCGCCCCGGCTCCTACGCCAAGCGTCAGGCGCCCCAGTTCGGTGCGCGCTTCACGACCGGTGACCCGGACTTCAACAACCTTTCCTTCTGGCAGCACTGGGCGCAGCAGTGCTGGGTCGGTGGCGTAGACCAAGACCTCTTCGCTGATGATGCCATGTACGACGAGGGCATCGGCATTGACTCGACCGAGCATGAGATTATGAACCTCGGGCGTGGCCTCCAGCGTGGAGCCGGGGCGAACTGGACCGTCTCGTCTGGCACTGCCAATGCCGCCAATGGCTTCAAGTCGTGCGTCTACAACAACACGCTCTACGTGGTCACGCTGTCGAGCAGCGGGAACATCGGGCACTTGTGGGCCTACAACCCGGCGACCGAGGCGTGGACGCGCAACACTTCGCTGGATGCCTCCGCTATCCGCATCTACTCCGTGGCCGCGTTCGATGGCAAGTTGTACATCGGTGGGTCTGCCACTGGTACCAACGTGGGCAAACTTGTCTACTCGTCTGGTGCGCTTACCTCGTGGACGACCGTGACCAACCCTGCTGGTCTTGGGGCTACCTCTATCGTCACTTCCATGCGCGCCTTCCAGCAGCGCCTCTACGTTGCCTACAACTACATCATCTGGCGCCAGAAGGATGACCAGACGTGGGACGGCAACACCCTGTTCTACAAGACGACCATGAACTCCGAGTCCAACGGTATCATCGCCATGGAGACCCACCTCGGCTTCCTGTACATGCTCTCCGACAATGGCCACATCCACCGCACGGACGGGAACTCCACCTTCGACATCTGGTCGTGGGACGGCGGTACGTCTGGTGTGGCCATGAAGAGTTTCGACGGACGGCTGTTCGTCCTGACTTTCGAATATACTGCCACTGCCGATGTCGGGCAGGGCTGCCTGTACCAGATGTCGGGCTCTGCCGTCACGCAGTTGAAGCGGTGGGGTGACACCTCGTCCGCCGCCTTCCGCATCGGGTCCATGACCGTTTACAACCGGCGCCTGTTCTACGGCGCCTCGAACCTCTTGGGCTTCGGTGCCCGTCGT